CGCCATCATCGCGGCGAGCACCATCTGGTTGCGAAGCTGTTGGATCATGTGCTCGTTCCCTTGTTGATGTTCTTGGCCGATATGTCCATCACATAGCCCTCGCTCAGGCTCATGCTGCGTGTGATGCTGTCGATGAGGTAGTCCTGATCGAAACCGGTGCCCGTGCCTGTCAGCCGGAGCGTGTCGGTGGGCGTGAGGATTTGATCTGCAGGCAGACGGGCACGTAGCTTCATTTCGTGCTGCGCGACTTCGTCGTACTTCTGCTTGGCCAGGCGCTTGACTCCGGCCTGGTCGAGTCCGTTGCGCTCGACGGTATGCGTCGGCTTCTGGCCCTGATCGCCACCTGGCGCATTTGTGTAGCGGGCGAAGAATCGCTTACCCTGCTTCGCATTCCATGAGCGCGCTTCGACCGTGACGCCTTTTGCAACCGTCAGATCGCGCGAAAGCTGCAGGGTTGCCATGTTTGCTTCCGCGTTGCCCCTCTCATCGCGCCCCCAGCGCAGCTCGTACGGTTCGGCTGCGGGCGCAGGACGCGGTTCGAAGTGCAGCGTCTTGCCAGTCACGTAACAGATAAACCCTTCAGCCCGAGCGAGCGCGGCCAGCAAATCCCACTCGGTTTGCTGATGCGTCAGGCTTACGTTGTCACGTGCGTAGGCTTTACCGATGCTCTGCTTGGTGACCGGACCTGCAACTTGCAGACCATGCTTGGCTGCCAGCTTTGCTGCCACGCTTGAGGCTGTCAGGTTCTGGAACTGCAACGTCACCTTCTCATCGATAAACAGCGCCGTCAGATCCCGGCCGCTCAGCGTGAGTTGAGCCGAAACCGGATCCAGTTCAACGCTGTCCACACGGCCATAGATCAGACTTTCAAGATCGGCCTCGTCGTACTGGCTAGGATTCGACGGAAAGCCAGCAAAGATCTCGACCAGCAATTCAAGCTGACTGGAGAACCAGTTCGCGTCGCGATTTGGCGGCAAGACAGCCGTTGCGAGAGTGACCAGGAACGTGTCCGCCTGCTCGTACGAATTGCTCAGGACCGACCAACTCACACAGGCCGGAATGCGCTCGCCGCCCACCTTTACGATCGATCGCGGCTGCCGCACACCGGCTATCACGGGTAGCTTGTTCAGGCTCATAAGAAAAAAGCCCCGCGTTGCGGGGCTGTCTGGTTGATGAAAGCGGCTCGCTAGGGCTTTGGCAAGCCGCCGGCACGGTCCTTGTTGGGTGGCACGATCAGGTTCTTCACCCCTTGCACAAGCGGGTCCCACATGAGATCCGGGTTCGCCTTTGCAAGGCTCGTCCACGCCATCGCGTCGTTGTATTCCTTGGCCGCCATCTTCATGAGATCGCCACCAACCGTCACCACATGCTTGGCGCTCTTGTAGACGGACTCGATGTTCTTCTGCATGCGGCCGGCAACGCGGTCAAGCTGAACCAGCACCGGCAGGTTCAATGCCGACGTCATCTGGCCAGCCAGCTTTTCCACCTGCTGCGATACCGGGTTATTCGGCAGGATGCCGCCCAGCGTGGTCACCTTTGCCAGCGTGGTATTGGTTGATGCGATCAGCGCTTGAGCACGATCACGCACCGCTGTCACTTGCTGCAGAACGTTGCTGAGTGTTGACTGCGCTGCGTTGGCAAAACTCGCAACGGTATCGATCGCCGAGTTGGCCGAATCGATCAGGCCAGACAACGTGCCGTCGCCAATCGCGCTGCCCATGTCCGTCACGGCCGCGGCATCGCTCTTGATCTGGCCATCGATGCTCTGGTCTGCATCACTGCCTGCAAATTTCGACAGATCGCTCGCCACTTCGCAGGTGATCTTGTACGGGATCTTGTAGGCGCGTTGAAAATCCGCTCGAAAGTCGCGAATGACGACGGCGTAGTAGATTTCGGACCACTGCAGCAACAACGAGGCGCCGCGTTCGCGCATGTCGTCCAACTGGCGCGCGCGCGCCAACGCATCCTTGCCAAGGAGCCACCCGGACCATTCGACTGGGCCGCAGAACGCCCCCATCGAATCGATCACACGCGTGCCACCCACCAAGTCATGCATGGCAAGTTTCTGCGTCCCTCCAAACGGGATGCTTTCGGGTACTTCCAAATCCTTGAACTGGAAACTTCCGAGTTTGAGAACGAAGTCGGGCATGGTGATCAGAGTCCGGATGGCATGAGATTCATGCGAGAGTTGAAGTCTCGTGCGCCAGTCTGCGGGCGAGCCAGATTTGACTGGAGGTGGTCAAACACAACGTCAGCCAGCAGCCGACCATCCCTCAGAACCAGCTTGATGTCGGAGCGCTGCTCGGGTTGTGGCCCCGCAATAGAGCGTCTGAACCAAGCGCGCCCCAGCTCACCTGAATCCATGCGCTCCTGCGCTCCTGCACTTAGCTTCACGCCTCCACCTCGCTTCACCGAATCCAACTCGGCTTGCGTGTAACCGCCTGTGGCCGCCAGCTTCGTTCTATCCACTCCAGTGATGAGGTCCCAAAGCTGGGACTTCTTGCCGCCTGTCATTGAGTGGATCACGGAGTCCGTGGGGGCGCGGAGCGCGGTACCGATTCCCCAACCGAACACACCGGCTCCGACGACGCGCGCAGCGGGGCCTGTTAGCAATCCTGCAGCCGCCCTTGTGAACGACGAGCCGAGAAAACCACGTCCTACCTGGCCGCCCAGCGTCGGCAAACTTGAAGCGGCCGATTTGATGAACTTCAACGCCGTGACAAACACCATGATGGCTGTTGTCGCTCCGGGAAACTCCTGTGCAAGGTGTGTGATGTTGCCAATCAACCCATTGAACTTCTCCAATGCCGAGATCGCCAACGGCAGGATATGTTCGCCAAGCGCGATATTAAGGTTCACTTTCTTGGCTTCGTAGTCCTTGAGTTTCCCTTCGAACCCTTCGTTTTCCTTTTCGTAAAGCTTGGCACCCCCCGGGCCTGTACTGGTTTTCGCGAGGTACGACGCGGCTCGCTCCTTCTCGTGCTGAAGCTGCTCCAGGATGTTCTTCTCCCCCTTCATGCCGAGCATGCTGCCCAGCTTGGTGTTGAGACTGTCCCCGGTATATCCGCTCTTGCGCAACGCCGGCACGATCACATCCAACAAGTACTGAAGCGGATTCTTCGCGAAGTCTTCCGCTTCCTTGCCCTCCATTGCATCCACGCTGGTGATGCGTCCAGCCTTGTCGCGGTGCACCGCCTTCGGGTCAAGCAACTTCACGCGCTCCAGCTCATGCGCGACCGCAGCCGACATGCTTCCTGCCGCCCAGCCTTGTAGTGCGGAAATGGCATCAACGCCGGCCTTCGAGCCGCCATTGGCCTGCATGAACTGCTTCAGCCCGAACGCCGCAGCCTCAGCCGGCTTCAGTGCGCCGGACAACTTGCCTCCCTGCATCGCTTCGAGGTAGTCCTTCGGTAGCACACCGCCGCCACTGGCCATCGTCGTATTGACGAGCATGTTGAAGGTCTCTTCCACCTTCTTCGTATCGATCTTGCCGTCTCCGCCGATCACGCCGTCGCGCATCTGTGCAACCTTTAGCGCAGAGAGCGCCATGCTGTCCAGTTGCGTGCCATCCTTGACGCCGGTTGCCGCGCCAAAGGCCGTCCTAGCCTGGGCCAGCAGTTTCGTCACGTCCTGCGCCTGGGCCGAGTTCTGCAGAATGGTCTGGGCTCCGCCAAAGAGCTGTCCGACATCCGTGAGCGACATGCCCTTGATGTCCAGCCCTCTGAGGAACTTCTCGTTCGCCGTTGCGGCGCCAGGGTCAAAGCGGCTGATACGCTCGAGTACTGCGTGGTATTTCGAAGCAGCATCCACCTGTTTGTCCCACATGTGGGCGGCCTCGTTGCCGGCCTTGAACAGGCCGCTGCCGAACTCCGTCAGCTTCTTGACCTTCTCCAGCCGGGTCTCCAACTTCTCCGCACTCTTGTTGACGGATTCAAACTGCGCGGCGATCGACAGCAACCCACGCGAAACGTTATCCACCAACGCAATCTGTATCCCAATCTTGTAAGCATCGAGGCTCATAGGAATCCTTGTTCGTCTGTTGAGGCCACCGATCTCACGTGTGCGCGTTTGCGGTGGGATCGATCGGGCGGCCCTCCAGCGCCGCCGTCACTGCATCGCCCACGCTCTTTTGCACTGCGTCGGCGTGCTCGCTCGCCACCACAGCCAGGAAGGGGTGCGGTGGCGTCTGCGCACTGCCTAGCTCCACGACGACAGCCTGGTTGGCGTTGGAGCCGATGGCCGCCTCCAACCCTTTAACCTCGCTGCCGATGGAATCACGCAGTGCATTCACGCGCGCCGCCTCGGTCATGCCAGCAGCCACTGCACTCTCCACGGCCTTGGCGCGCGCCGCCAGCTCCATTGCCGCAACGGCTGCAGCCAGCCCCTGCGACAACGCCTCCGGCAGCCGCGCCTCCAATTCGGTCAGGCGACGCACCATCTCAGTCAACGAGAGGTTCATTCGCGCTCCTTGAAAGACATCGTCCTCAGGTCGAACTCCGCGCCATGGAATTCGCTACATTTGATGGCCATCGCCTGCCGCATGGTGTCGTCCAGTGAAAACGCCACGTCGAACGGAACACCGTTATGCACGAGCCACATTGCCTCGTGAAACGGGCCGTTCGTCAGGAGTTTTTTAGCTCGGACTCCGACGTGGCAACGTTGAGGAAGGTGGCCGCCACACCGCGCTGCGCGGCTTCATTGCCTTCGTCGCCCAGGCGTTGATACAGCGCACGCAACTGGGCTTCCGAGGCAGGCGTCGGCACCGGATCACCATCGATGGCGCAGACGAACTTCAGGTGCGCGACCTCGGCCAGGTAGAGCATGTTCAGCTCGCTGCCGCCCGCGGCCTTGGCAAAGTCGAGGTTCGCAAGCGGGCTCGGTTTGCGCAGCGTGATCTTGCGGCCCAGTGCATCGTCGACCACCGCTTCTTTCGCGGCGGCCTTGATGATCTGTTCAGACGGAGTGATGGTCACGTTGGTCATCAGGACACCTTGATGCGGCGCGAGGCCACGAAGTTGACGGATTGCTTGATGGTGGCATCGCCCGCGCGGTTGCCGGCATCGGCCAGCGTCATGAGCACACCGTCATAGCGGAACTGCGAGACCGAGCCATTGGCTTCCTGGATCGTTTCGTAGATCTGCGCGGGGGCTTCGTTCACGCCTGCGTAATAGCCCGCTTCGAGTTGCGCGAAGTAGTTGTCGAGCGTGGCGTCCTGGCGCTCTACGTCGAACGAACCTGACCAGCCGTCGAAGAAGCGCACATGGTCAGTAATACCGTCCAGGCGCTTGACGCGCACGTCGGTCACGTCCTGCTTGCTCTTGAAAGCCGTGATCTTGTTCGGTTGTAGCGTGCCGCTTGCGGTCTGGATGACGAGCGTGTAGTCGCGGCCGACGGAGTAGCCTTGAATCGGCATAACGTTCTCCAAAAGAAAAGGCCTCGTGTTATGCGAGGCCAGAAGGTTGATTGACAGGTATCGGGTGGATTACTGATTCGCGGTCGAAGTGCGGATCACCGTGGCTTGCGAGCCTTCCACGTTCACCAGGAACTTTTCGATGACCGACAGGTAGACCACCTTCACGTCGGCCTGCATGTAACCCAGCGCCACGCGGTTCATGGGGTTGTTGTAGGAAACGGCGACCACCGAGAACGCCGGGCCGCCATTGACCGCGCCGATCATCCCTTGCTGCTCCATCGAGCTGAGGAAGTTCGACAGCGTGGCCGCCGCCTGCGCGCGCACCGTGGCCGACTGCAGCTGGCCGACGTACTTGCCCATGCCCGCGTTGATCGTGCTGGCGATGTAGTTGGTCATGCGCGTGTAGTTATCGCCTTGCGTGAGCGCGTTCGAGCTGGTGTTGTGTCCCGCGCGGCAACCGAAGTACGCGCCGCCCGGCACCGGATTCGTCACAACGTCGATGCCCGCCTGGATCAGTGCCTGCAACTCGGCCGAGCTGTAACTCTGGTTCGCGAACGTCTTCTGCGTGCCCACCACGCCGTAGATCTGCTTGTTCAGGCTGCTGTTCTGCGGTGACAGGTTGGCCAGCAGGCCCGCGACAAACCCTTGCGGCGACACCAGGCGCGTCACACCGTTGACGGTATCGAGCCAGTACACCCAATCGCCAAACAGCAGCTTGAAGGCGTACGAATCGATGCCGGCAGTGCCCTTGGCCGTGACGGCGTTGGCGATGGTGTCACCGCTCGGGCCCGTGCCGATCATGTAGATGCCTTCGGACAGGCCAAACGCCACCTGCGTCGGCCAGGTCGTCGCATCGGCGCAGTCGGCCAGCATGGCGATCGACACGCCTTGGTTGCGCAGCGCGTACATGCCCTTGCGCGGTACGGAGTCCTGGCCGAGCAGCACAGCGCCGGTGATGGTGGTCGCGCCATCGGTCCGCCCGCCAGTTGCAGCGTGG